CTTGTTCTGCTGTTGATTCAGAATCTTCTGTTCTTTGTTCGGAAGCCACATCGTATATTTCTAAAACAGCTAATGCTGCAAGTAAACCACCAATAACTTTAGGGTCTCTTGCTCTGGCCAAAGCAGCTTTCAGTGCAGCTTTTGCGACTTCTTTACCAGAACCTGTACTTGGAGTGCCTGTATTTGGAGCACCAGGACCAGGAGCACCAGGACCAGGAGCACCAGGAACACCGGGACCAGGAACTCTAGGAGGTGTTCTTTTTGAATCTGATCTACTCACATCAAAATCTGGACCACCGGGACCCAACGGCGTTTTACCATTTTCACTTGCAGTTTGGTTAGATTCACCAACCATCTCTGACAGTTTATTAATTCTTTGAACAATCTTTTCTAAGGCACTTAACAAATCTTTGTGTCGATCTTGTCTTTCTAATTCATTTTCTTCAAAAAAGTTTTCTTGTTTGTTTTTTCTTTTTATATCGGTCAAATGAATCTTTTTAAGAAATGAATACAGTTTGACCAATGTTTTATTAATTTCTGTGCTGTTACCCATGCCTTGGCCAACTTTTTTAGATTCAGCTGGATCTTTACCAATATTGAAAAATGTATTTAAATTTTTAATCAATCTGGCACGGCCGGTAAAATAATTAATATCAGATTGTGATCTGCCTGTTGCTTTACCTAACAAAACGGTGCCCAAAGAACCAGTCAAAGACCTTGCAATGTTCAAAGGGTCAAGTCTCTCTTTTATTCCTTTTATTTCAGCTTGAGTTCTGAGTGAAATTGCTTTTTTAGCACTCTCACGCAAAGAGGCACCACCAAGCATTTCGCCGGCGATAATGTCGGATAATTTTGTTCCTCTAACATATCTGGCTTGGCGATAAGATAAATTTTTCTTATCTAAGTTTTCTTCATTATTGTCTTTGGGTGATGTAGCCATTTCCATCTCTCTTTATTTCAAATGCAGGTCTATCATAAACTTGCACCGTAGATTTTTCGTTAGAAGATTTGGTAGAACTGATAGAAATATTATTGAACGTTTGTATCATGTCTTTTCTTAGTTGTTCTTCCAAATATTTTCTGATTTCTTTATTTTCTATTGTCGATGTTGCTAACTTTTCAGTTGTCACTGCACCAATTGGTGCTGCAGCGGGTGTTGGAGTTACATCTTTACCAATTTGTTTTTCAAATTGAAATTTCTGTATTTGTTGTTGTACAAATTGTTCTTTTCTAGTGATGAAATCTTTGACTTTGGTTGTATTCAGTTCTTTGTTAATTACATTTCCTTCAGTCGGATCTCTTCCTGTTCCTCTTAGTCCTGTTACACCATTCATTAGAACATCCGCAACTGTTCTGTCAGATTCCATTTGTGCAGCTTTCAATACCAAAATGGCACCATATGCACCAAGATAGTTTGCCATAAGTTTAATTGATGGTGTTATATTTTTCACTCCATATGCTTTTAAAACTTTATCTTGTTGTTCATTTTTTACATCGTCCAATAATTCTTGAGTTTCTTTGGTGAACTTAGTGTCCATGGACAAACCAGAATCACGAACAAGTCCCGAAGAACCATCCAATTTACTACCAAAAAGTGTGGTCGGCATAAAACCAACCATTCCAACAGCCGCAGTGGATTTTCCAGAAGCCTTTAGTCTGTATTTCTGATATTGCATTACTTCATTCAACGTAAAATCAGTTAAAGATTTTCTTTGATTTAAATATTTCTCAGACCATTCTTCGGGTCTTAAACCATAATCGTTTCTAATCTGTTTGGTAACTTTGTCAATATAATCACCATAAACGCTGTGTGGTTTGCCCTCATGTGATGATATTATTGCTCTTACTTGGCCAGCAGAATAACCATCGTATTTTGGTGGTGCAGAAGGAATTCTTTCGGCTGATGGTCTTGCTGGCGGCACATTTGTTCTTGGTCCACCAGCTGGAGGAACTGATGGACCAGGTGTACCGGCAGGTGGAGATGGAAGTACTGGTGGTACACCAGCAGCTGGCGGCACATTTGTTCTTGGACCACCAGCAGCTGGCGGTACCGGTGGAGCAGGTGAAACTGGTTGTGCTGATGGTCTATTTTTTCTGGAAACTCTACTCAGTTTACCTTTTCTTCTTCTTTTTTTCGACTTAGTTTTCTTTTTTTGTTTTTTGCCATCAACTTCTATTTCAGTTTCTTCTTCAACCGTTTCTTTTTTAGGTATTGGTTTGAAATTTGTTGCTGACAAAACCTTTAACATTTCATCAAAGTTTTGTTTTTCTTCCAATTCTCTTTCAACGTGAAATTTATACAAAGAATCAAAATAAGTTTCTTTGAATTCAAAAGTTTTTACCATCATCTTGTAAATCTTTTGAATTATTGATTGTGTGGTGTCTTTTACTGTAATTTCTTCCAAACGAACGAATTCAGCCATTGGTTCTTTTCCCGGAGGCTTAATCAATGATTTTGCCATTCTTTTGATTAAAGGTTCTTTTTCTGTTTTTTGTTTTTTCTTTCCAGAGAAACTAAAAGAGTCAACAATGCTCCTAGCTGCTTCTTTAGCAGTCTCTTTTAGTGCTGGTTTTCCAGAACCCTTGAATATTGAACCTATGCCCATTTATCGTTTTTCTTTTAGTTTTTGATTTTCTTCTTCCAAATATTGTATTAACAAATTCACATATATGTCTCTTTCCCAAGGTAACATATTTTCCAATTCACTTAGACTATACTTATGGTGCTGTATCAATGAAAAGTTAGTCCTGTAATAATTCTGCAACGTATCATAACAAATTATAGTCCGAAAAAACTTTGTAGACCTTCAATTTCAAGTTGATGTTGAAAACCACATTTCGAACAAGTCATGTCAACCTTTTTTACCAATTTAGGCATATTTGAAAAGAAGTTTTGAATCTTATCAAATTGCGGTTGACTCATATTTTCAACAAACTCAATCATTTCTTCTTTTGGTATTTCTTTTGCATAATGAAACTGTTCACCATCAAAAACATATTCAATTGAACCAGCAATCATGCCAAACGTCATTTCAGTAATATTTTCCGAATTCAAAGAATCTTTAATCAAAGAAAATGGTGGATATCTTAATTTTACAACAATTTTATCTGTAATCTTTATTTCCGGATCAACATATTCTTCAAATATAGGTTTAATATCCGTTAAATTGATATTAACATCCATAACATTTCTACATTCCTTATCGTCCAACAGATTGTTGCAACGATATTTGTTTTCACTTACCTCACCAACTGATTTGGCCCTTAGATTAATAAAGAAATATTCAACATCAATAATTGGTAACTCAGAAACATCTATACCTTTGGTTAAAATACAAACTTCAAGTATGTCTCTAACATTATGTTGAATGGCCTCGGAATCACCGGATTCCATGGCCATCATTAAATTTTTTTGTTCTTTGACCAAGAATGGTCTATATTTTATTTTCTTTTTTGAAAGTGGCAATTCAAGTTCATATGTTGGCACTTCAAGTTTTGGTAAAGCCATAATAACTCCTTAATATTAATAAACAGCTGCAACTTTTTTAACCCATTTGGTGTAGGCGAAAGTTACATTCAATTTGTGATATCCATCTGAACCCCAGTCCAAAGCCAATTGGCCAATAGAAACCGGGTACGCATCCAATAAATCAACTTCGTAAATTACTATGTTCTGATCGTTGTATTGTTTTATGTTAATTGTACCAGCATAATCTCCTTTGTATTTGAAATCATATGATTCTGATGGGTTAACATAATCCATCCATTTATCAAAAATGGCTCTTTGTTTCAATGCATTGTCAACGATAAACGTTAAATCAATGTCATTGAATGTGGTTAGATATGGATGTTTTTCGATAGGACCATAGATTCTTTGTTCGGTTGTTGCCAAAGTTCTTGCAGGTAACTCAGCAGATTCGCAACGATATACAATGTCTTTATAATCAACTGTCAATGCAGTTGGAAAACTAATTAAAACATCAAATCTATTTGGTCTGGCAAATTCTCCTGTTTTGAATTTACCCAAAAAATTTGAAATGGATGACATTATTGTTTCCTTATTTCTTCTATTGAATCTTGCCAAACATTTTTGGCAGTATTCTTTTTGAACTGGTGTACTGGTAAATAAATTGCCACGTCCCATTCATCTGGTTCGACAGCCAATATTCTCGACTTCATGTGAGAGAAAAGATATCTTTTTACACAAGGCCTAAATTCTTTCAATCTTTTACTGGCGTCCAATAATGTGTATGAAATTCTCAAACGATATAAATCATCGTTTTCATCATAGATTGCTCTGGACATTAATTTACGCATGAATAGAATTCTATAGTTTATTGGCAAATAGTGTATATTTAGACCCAGAAAACCACCAGATTCCATTTGCAGAGGTATAACCAAAGGAAATCTATCATAATAAGGTAAATCTGCTTTGCCTAAAGGATCGTAAACAAAAAAGTATAAACCGCCAACCAAAAACTTGTTTCGATTTGGATTTTGTTTCGGTGTTGCTGTAGAAAGTGGTGGTTTTGTATATCTTCCTCTTTCCCTGATGATTGGTTGTATCAAGGAAGGTGAATATCTCAACTGATTCATCTTTTTTTGAAGCCAAATAAAGGCCTCACGGCTCATGTTTCGAACATCAGCACCACGCTTTTCTTCAGCGATTTTAGTAAGTATAGAAGGTTTTGTAGCCATTACAATATTTAGTTAGAGTCCAAGGTGTTGTTCCGTCAATATTTTGAATTCCCAACCACGATCTAAACAGTATTCGGTGGCTGCTTTCCACTTTGCCTGGTTGACACCCCAGGTCATCACTTCATTTAGATATTGTTTGGTAACTCTTTTCTTTTTCTCTGGTTCTTTGGTTTGTTTGTGTGGTTTTACTTCTAACATCATTGTTTTCAATTTACCATCTCTTGTTTTAATCTTTACCAGAAAGTCTGGAAAATAACGATGCCAACGGTTATCTACAGGCGAAAAATAAGGTATAGATAATTCCTCTGATGCCCATGAAATAATGTCAGGATTTTTGTCGAGCCAATTCATCACTCTACATTCCCATGAAGAGCGATAAATGATGTTTTTGTAATCACCCACATATTTTTGTGGATTTGATGGTTTGAAAAGTCCTCGGTAAGCCATATAAATATTATGTATGTTTTCTCAAGGACAATAAATGGCCGAAACGACTTATGCAGGTAATCCAGCAGACAGAGCAACTATACCTTCCGGTGTTGCTCCTGGTGCCAAAGCATTATATACACCAAAATACACACCACCATCAACATTAAATTACCCTGAAAATTTGGGCTCAGCCGAGCGCAACCACATGGTCGTGTTTAAAATATTTGAAATTAAACCTTTGATTGGCACTCCTTCATTAGTAAATGTTGAGGCCGCTGCTCTTGGTCGAGCAACTTCTTTTACAACTGCGGCCATTAGCGGAAATCCAGAATCTGCTGGAGCAAGCACTGGCACAGTAAATAATCCGAGACAACAAAATAAATACGGATTTAATTGGAACGCACCCACCGAATATAATCCATCAACAACAATAGGCATATACATGCCGGATACACTAAATTTTGTACAAAACGCTCAGTATGACAATTTAAGTATTGCTGATGCGATATCAGAGTTTCCTGGG